CTGCAGATACAAGTATAAGCTGACATATCTGGATGACCTGCAGACACTTCCTTCTGACGATCCGCAGAATCCGCTGATCCTTGGGACAGCGATCCACAAAGGTATGGAAACAGACCTGCAGACAGCGGTCAGTGAATATCTGAACAGTTATCCTGTGATTGATGACAGACACATTAACGAAGTCATCAAGATGGAATACTGGATCCCAAGGATGAAGGATCTGATCCCTGAAGGACATCATGAAGTCCCGTTTGAAAATGATTTCTACATGGGGACAGCGGATCTGTTAGTCCCTGTGGATGATGGTTATGATCTGTATGATTACAAGTACAGTAACAACATTGACCATTATATGGAATCGGAGCAGTTACATGTTTATAAATATTATCTGGAACAGATCAAGCAGATCCACATCAGGAAGATGTATTTTGTGTTTGTTCCCAAGGTGATGATCCGTCAGGGATTGAAGGAAGACATACAACACTTCAGACGAAGGTTGAAAAACGAACTGGAACAGGTGGACATCCAGATCAGGGAAGTGACCTATAACCACAGGAAAGTGGATCACTTCCACCAGACATGTATTCGGATCGGACTGTGTACCGATTTTGAAAGGTCACACACTTACTTGTGTGACTGGTGCAACTATAAAGAATTTTGTAAGAAAGGAATTAATGCTATGATCTTACCGAGCAACGAACGAAGGGACATCAAGCAGATCCAGAAGAAGAAGATCTGGATTTTTGGGGACAGCTTTACTGGAAAGACAACAGTCTGTGATTCTGCACCGGATCCGCTGAACCTGAACACAGATGGGAACATCGAATTTGTTTCCATGCCGTTTGTCAAGATTGCAGATCAGGTCACTGTGGAAGGACGACAGACCAAGACAGTCTTTGGTTGGGAAGTCCTGAAGGACGCTATCACCGAACTGCAGAAGACAGCAGGATCCAATGGATTTAAAACCATCATTATTGATCTGGTGGAAGACGCTTATGAAATGTGCAGACTGTACATGTACAATAAGTTAGGAATTGAACATGAATCGGATGACGCTTTTAGGGCATGGGATAAAGTCCGGATGGAATTCCTGTCAACAATGCGTGAATTCTTTAACCTTCCTTATGAAAATCTGGTCATCATTTCCAAGGAAGACAAAAGCAGGGATATCACCAGAAAGTCAGGTGACAAGATCACGCAGATTAAACCGAACCTGCAGGACAAGGTGTCTGTGAAGTTAGCAGGAATGGTTGATATTGTTGTCAGGGCAGTAGTGGAAGACGATGGATCCCACACACTTAACTTCAAAACATCTGAAGTCGTGTTTGGTGGTGGAAGACTGAAGGACATCAAGAAGACCACAATTCCCTGTGACTGGTCTGCACTGATGGGAATCTACAACACTGAATCAGGCGATTCTGGACAGGTTAGTGAACAGGTGGAAGAACCTGCAAAGGAAGAAGAAAAACCTGTCAGAAGACGCAGAAACAAGTCAGAAGTGGCAGATGTGGACACCGGAACAGGTGCGATTGTTGGCGATCCTGAACCCGATCCTGAACCTGAACCGGAAGATAAACCTGTGAGAAGACGCAGAAGAAGAAAGGAAGACTGATATGAACTTTGAAAAGACAATTAGATGGCTGAAGGACAAAGGTCTGTTTGTGCATCTTAAGGAAATTGTCAGCATAGGGGAAAGGAAACTTTTCGATAAGATGATTGACATTGCGTCTATCAATGATAAATTCGCAGACATCTATGTTGAAGAACTTGACAAGATCGGACATGATCTGCTGTGGGACGCTGTCATTGCAGAATGTGGAGAACCGGAAACAGTGGAAGACAAGATCCGCAGACTGGAAGAAGAAATCAAAGCACTGAAGGAAAGAAAGGAAGACGATCTGAAATGAATATTTTTGACAAGTGGAACAAGTCCATTGATGTGGAAGGACTGAAAGAAGACATTGCTGAAGCTGACAAGAATGGTGGACAGCGTGATTTTGAAGAAGTCCCTGAAGGGGATTATGAAGTCAGCATTGACAAGATCGAACTGAAGGAATCTTCCAAGGGTGATCCCATGGTGTCCATCTGGTTTAAGATCCTTGAAGGTGAATTCAAGAACAGCAGACTGTTCATGAATCAGGTTATCACGAAGGGTTTCCAGATCTCACAGATGAACAGATTCATCAAGTCCATGGAAGTGTTTGATGATGATGAAGTCGAATTCCAGAATTACAGTCAGTACAATGATCTGCTGATGGATCTGTTTGAGCAGGTGGACGCAGACAACAGACAGTACCTGCTGTCCTACACCAAGAACAAGAAAGGATTTTCCGTTTACAAAATCAAGGAATGTTATTAATTTGCACTTAGTGCTGAATAATTTCAAAGGTGGGTGCTGACCTATATGGTCAGCACCTGCAGGGTGAAGGTTATGATTTTCTATGATTTTGAAGTTTTCAGGTTTGACTGGATGGTGTCATTCATTGATATGACAGAACAGAAGGTCACAACCATAATCAACGATCAACCACAGATCCTTGAATTCTATGACAGATATCATGGCAGGATTTTTATTGGGTGTAACAATCACCATTATGATGATTACATCTTCAAAGGTCTGCTGTGTGATTTTGATCCGTATGATATCAATGAATGGATCATCACCAAAGGAAGACAGGGATGGGAATATTCTGATCTGTTCCGGAAGATCCGATTGATATCCTATGACGTTATGACAAGGATTGACAGGGGTCTGAAGTTTTGGGAAGGATCACTTGGAAACCGGATCAAGGAATCCAGTGTTGATTTCAGGATAGACCGGAAACTGACACCAGAAGAACTGGAAGAAGTGAAGCAGTATAACCTGCATGATGTGGAACAGACGATTGAAGTTTTCATGCAGAAGCAAGCTGACTTTGATGCGATTGTGGGACTGATAAAGATGTTCCCTGATACCTTGGGTATCTATGACATTGGTCTGACCAAAGCGCAGATTTCAGCAAAGATCCTTGGTTGTGAAAGAGTGAGCAGGGAAGATGAATTTGACATCAGTGTGATTGATTCTATTGATGTTGGAAAATACCAACTTGCTGAAGATTTCTTCCTGAATCCTGCGAACAGGGATTACAACAAGAATCTGGTGATGGATATAGCAGGAATCAAACACACACTTGGGTGGGGTGGAATCCATGGTGCAAAAGAAAAATATCACAATGATGGGAAAAGCTGTCAGATGTGGCATGTTGACGTTGCTTCCTTCTATCCAAGATTAATGATTTTCCATGGACTGCTGACCAGATCCGCAAAAAGACCGGAACGATTCAGGCAGATCTACGAAAAGCGGATCGAATTGAAACACGCAGGAAAGAAGAAAGAACAAGCACCGCTGAAGATTGTAATCAATGGGACTTATGGGATCTGCAAGGACAAGACATCAAAAGCCTACGATCCAAGAAACGCTAATCTGATCTGTATCAATGGTCAGCTAATGCTGATCGACCTGATTGACAAGTTGGAACAGATCCAAGGTTTTGAACTGATCCAGTCGAACACAGATGGTCTGATCGTGTCCCTTCCTGATACAGATAATGCGTTTTATCAGATGGATGATATCTGCTATGAGTGGGAAACAAGAAACAACATGGTTCTTGAATTTGATTCTGTCAGATCCATCAGTCAGAAGGATGTCAACAACTATGTGTTTGAGTTTGACAATGGAAAACTGGAAAGAAAAGGTGCATACACCAAGGAACTGTCAGCACTGGATTATGATCTTCCCATAGTGAATAAAGCAGTGGTTGATTATCTGATCCATAACATCCCTGTCAGGAAGACAATCATGGACTGCAGTGATCTGAAGGAATTCCAGATGGTCAAGAAAATATCCAGTAAATACAGTTATCTTCTGTATGGTGGACACTACAAGAAGACCAGAAGGATTAATCCGGACACAGGGAAGATGAAGACATTCACTGACCTGATCGGGAAAAGGGAACGACTAAATGAAAGATGTGTTAGGGTGTTTGCATCCATTGACCAGAACCATGGTGGTCTGTGGAAGGTGAAGAACGATGGATCTATAGCGAAGGTGGAAGGGACACCGGAACACATTTTCTTCTGGAACGATGATGTGAATAGTGTTAAGTGTCCAAAGATACTGGACAAGGAATGGTACATAAAATTAGCAACAGAAAGATTGAAAGGTTTTGGGATGGATGTTTGAAAATATTTTCAGAACCTATTTAAAAGGACAGGGGAAATCACCTGCTGTCCCAAAAGGAACAAAGTTAAAAGGAAAGACATTCCTGACCTACGATGAAGCGCAGAGTAATGACAGTTTTGGTGGATTACTCAAAGAAGATGTCATTGATATCAGTTTTGATTCAGATGACCTGTCACAGATGTTTTGGGATATGGCTGAAGAAAATGACTGGAAGTGCCACATCATTGAAAATCCTTCCAATGGTCATATCCACAGTTTCTGGAAACTTCCAAAGGGATGGGCATGGAAGGATGGAAGGGACAAGAAGACTGCAGTTGGTCTGATCGCTGATATCCATCATGGGGATACGTATATTCCGCTGTGTGTGGATGGTGTCCTGCGTGACACACTGTATGATCCTGATGATCTGCAGGAAGTCCCTGAAGAACTGTATCCAGTCCAGACACAGATAAACCTTCTGGATCTGAAGGAAGGGGATGGAAGGAATGACGAACTGTTCAAGTATATCCTGATCCTGCAGGGGATGGGGATGGACAAGGACACCATTATCAGGATCCTGACGAACGTGAACATGTTTGTTTTCAAGGATCCCATTGGTCAGAACGAATTTGAAACCATAACAAGGGATGAAGCGTTTGAAGCACCAGTGTTTTATCAGGGCAGAACATTCCTGCATAACATGTTTGGTCAGTACATGCGCAACACATACCACATCAAAAGGATCAATGGTCAGTTAGCTGTCTATGATGGTGGGATCTACAGATCAGGATACAGATTCATTGAATCCAAGATGGTGGAAGTGATACCGACACTGAAAGCTAATCACAGGGTGGAAACCTTGAAATATTTGGAGATCATCACACCGGAAGAAACACCAGTTGCTGACGCAGGTCTGATTGCATTTAAGAATGGTGTCCTGAATATCCACACAGGTGAAATGATCCCATTCAGTCCGGACATAGTGCTGACGAATATGATCCCTTGGGACTATAGGTCTGACGCTTATGACAGTCTTGCGGATCAGGTGCTGACCAACATATCCTGTCAGGATCCAGACATCCGGAAACTGTTGGAAGAATGTATTGGTTACTGTTTTTACCGACACAATGAGTTAAGTAAAGCCTTTATCCTGACTGGTGAAGGTGCTAATGGTAAATCCACATATCTGGATATGGTTGGTCATGTTCTTGGAAACAAGAACATCTGCAGTCTGGATCTGTGTGAACTGTCAGAAAGATTCAGTGTGGTCACACTGGTGGGGAAACTTGCCAATATTGGGGATGACATCAGTGATGAGTTTTTACAGGGGACAGCGATCAGTCAATTTAAAAAGATCGTGTCAGGTAACACAGTCAAGGCAGAAAACAAGGGACAGGACGCTTTTTTCTTCAAACCAACAGCAAAATTGTTGTTTTCTGCTAATGAGATCCCAAGGATGCGCAACAGGGGTTTTGGTGCTATTAAGCGCAGGTTGGTAATTATTCCCTTTAACGCTAAATTTTCCAATGATGATCCTGATTTTGATGCAGGAATCACATGGAAACTGAAGACGCAGGACACTGCGGAATACCTGATCCGGTTAGGAATTGAAGGTCTGAAACGTGTCCTGAATCAGCAGGGATTTACGGAATCTAAGAAGGTCAAGGATGAAGTTGACCAGTTTGAAAAGGACAACAATCCTATCCTGTCATTTCTGGAAGAAGTCCCTGAAGAAGAAATTTTGAACAAGCAGACCAAAGAAGTTTATGCAAGGTATGACACTTTCTGCTACGAAAACGGATTTTCAAAAATGGCAATGCAGACATTTACTAAGGAAATCAAGAAACATCTGCAGTGTGAAAGGAAGGATGTCCGGATCAATGGTAAGAAGTGCATCATTTTTAAGAGGTGAAATTATGAGTAAAAGCAAGAAAAGAAAAATCAGGATCTATTTCATGGATGGGAAGGTGGACGTTATTCCACAGAAGTTTTGGGACGATTATGAGATCAATCATGGTCTGTTCGTAGTCAAGAAAAAAGGTGAATGGGTCGCAGGTTATAACATGGAGATTATCGCCTGTTTTGTAGTGGGGTGAAGTAGGAATGATACAAATTGACATGGATAAACCAGATACTTGCACCGTTTGCATGTTTCTGAATGTGGGAGATCGTGACTGTCTACTGTACCCAGAAAGCAACGAATACATGACTTATGAAGAACAGTATGAACATTGTCCATTGATTGAAGTAAAGGATGGTGATAAGGAATGAGATTTGTGTATATGTTTTTTGCTTTAGTTATATTTTTATTCTTGTTATGCAATTCAATCTATTTTAAGTCAGCTTCTA